GAAGATTACCTGACATTCTCGGCTGATGAAGTAAAAACGTTTGTTTTCGACGGGACTGCTTGCAGTTGTGCTCAAATAACGTTTGAGCCGCTGACTTTCTCCGCAGATTCTGGACCGATAACAATTGATTTTTACGCCGGGGTGACTGCTAATTCCGATGGTACACTATTGGGCGCTTCAAACAGAAGGGCGACAAGTTCGAACGTAACAGACGCTGAATTTAGGTTAAACCCCACAGGTGTTTCTCTTGGGACCCGCTTCGCTGGGGATTTTGTCCCTTCAACAGGTACCGGAGTGGGCAACACGTCAGGCTCAGCAAGTAATCCTGCGCTCCCATTTGAAATTGACAAAGACTTAAAATATGCATTTGTTGTCACCAATAAAAACGGGGCTGACACAACTGTACAGATTAAATCAACATGGTTTGAAATTCCAGCAGGTTTTTAAAATGATGAGAAAAATATTTGAAAAAATATTAAACATAGACTTTAGGACCTTCAACCTATGCAACAATGTTCAGGGGTTCGAAATGTGGTTTGGGGCAAACAAATATAACAACATTGACGGTGATAGCCTAACCCCAATCAAACTAACAAGGGAATGGGAATTAATCATTGATGCTGATGGTTTGAAAAGCCCGGAAAAATTCAATTATTACGATATTAGACAAATTGATGTATCTGGAATCAAAGAAAATACAAGAATCCAATTCATGACATCTGACAGTGAGATATTTGAGAGGCTAGTCAGAAAAGATGACGATTATATAATCGATGTCGAACCCCTAAAAAAAGGTGTCACTTTAAATGCGCGTTATGTTAGCGAAAACACACAAGACGTGAAGCTGTTCATTAGTATAATAAGGATCTGAATGCCTGAATTGACTCAATTGGGAGTGGGCGGAATATTTGCAGTCTTGATTATCCAAATGGTTTTGAGTTTTTTAAAAAGCAAGAAACCTGACGTTATAAAATTACCAGACTCAATAGAAGACGCGCTTAAAGCCATAGCGGTTCAAATGGATCAAATGCACGAGATGAAAGACGGGATTAAAAAAAGCATAGACCAGACTGACAAACTCTACCAGATGCACGATGTCAGAGATCTGAACGGGGTCCCGGTCTGGTATGTTAACCAAAATCTTGGGTCATCAATTGAGAAATTGGCCGACAATATAAACACGCAAACCGTTGTCATGGAGAGAATAGTCGAAGGGTTGAGAAACAGTGAAAATGCACACACAAGGCTCGAAGTGAAAATGGATAAGCTACTTAGGAATACTGGATAATGGCTGATAATTATCAAAAAATAATTGATGCGACTTACGACCACGCGGTTGATCTTGAGCTATTAAGCAACACCCAAGTAAGAGTTTTAAACGTGCAAATGAGAATGTTAGCCACTGAATTAAAAAAACAATTGAGGTCCATTGACCCGGGCGGGGTAAAAAATATAACAGCTAAACAAAAACGTTTAGAGAAATATCTCACGAAAGCTAACAAATTAATTGACGCAACTTATAACAAGATGACAGCCGGGCAAAACAGGTACTTAAAAAACGTCGCAAGAATGGAAGATGCCGCCACCAGGAATATTGTAAATGATTCTTTGGGTGATCAGGTTCTCATAAATGGATTAAGCAATGAGCAATTGACTTTAATTTCCGACAAGACAATTTCTGAGGGCTTAACGTCTCAAACATGGTTTTCAAAAAAATTGCCGAATGACCTAAAAACCGTCTTAGTCCAGCAACTACAAACCGGAATGTCTGCAAATGAAACGATTCAACAGCTGACTTCCAGAATTAACAAAAAAACAGATATCAGTCGAAATCATGTCGAAACATTAGTGAGGACCACTACAAACGGGATTGCAAACAAAGTTAGAGATGATATTTATTTAGCAAACGACGATGTAATTGAGGGGGAGGAGCATATATCTACCTTAGATCTTTTAACATCAGATATATGTAGAGAAAGGGACGGATTGTCGTGGACAATTCCCGAACATAAGCCAATAGGCGGCCACGGGTTAAGATGGAGACCATTCCCACTGCATCCTAACGAGCGGTCAACATGGGCCCCGGTGTTCAGGAATATAGATGACATTACGGGAATTGATACGTCGAAATGGAGTGAAGGGACAAGAGCGACCATGGACGGGCCGAATACAGCTACTGAGAATTATTCTCAATGGTTCGCTAAGCAGGGTACCGAAAGACAATTAGAAGTTTTGGGACCCGGAAAACTATCACTATACAGAAAGAATAAACTATCAATGCGAGATTTAACCAGACCAGACGGGTCCGCTTTGACCATCGATCAATTGACAACAAAAGTTAATAAGAAAGGGTTCAATCCTAAACCGGAAACGACTGAAATACCAGACAAGGAAGTAGCATGACACGTGCAAAGATTACTTTGAGCAATAATATAAATTTTAGTTTGATTTTTAATTGCTGTAATAAAGATCTCTCAAAATATATAAACAATAAATATAAAGTAAAAAGTAGCGTTGCCCCTGAAAATGATGGTTTATTTTTTGCCATTGATGGTGAGAAAACGATAAACTATTACATTTGGATGGAAAAGTTTAATTGGTCAATAGCACATCAAGGATTATTACATCATGAAATATTTCATGCATCATTGGCAATAATGAAGGATCAGGGTTTAGATTTAAATGCGGACTCTGAAGAAGAATACGCAGAATTACACCAAGAATTAACAATGGAATGTTTAAACGTGCTTTCGGTTAATTATAATAAAAACAAAGCATAATGAAAGTAAAAATAAAAAACAGCATAACGATCAACTTAAAAATACTACTGGTTCTTATTTTCGGGATAGGATGGGGATTCGTTTATTTTTTTATCGCATTTAGCAACCCAAAATTAACCAGTACTCAGGTATTAATTCAAGTATACAATTTCTTTTTCGACTGAGGTTAAAATATGGCTTTCACCGTAGGGGTAAATAGTTTTGTATCAGTTGCGGACGCGGACGCTTATTTTTTAGATAGAGGAAACGCTACATGGGCAGCGATATCAACCGACGCTGAAAAAGAAGATGCATTGGTCCGGGGCACTGATTACCTTGTTCAAAAATATACCGGTTGCTGGGTTGGTTCAATAACTAGCACAAGCCAGGATTTGCCATGGCCGCGAATCGGGGTTGTCACAAGTGACGGAATTATAATTTCATCCGGGTCAATACCGACAGCCATAGAAAACGCCACTTCTGAAATGGCACTAAGAGCGAATTCAAACCCTAATCTATTAGCGGATACCGGAGCCGGCGCTGAAAATATAAAAAGTGATAAAGTCGATGTACTGAAAACAGAATTTTTCCAGGGTGCGTCAACCCAGAATACTTACACGATTGTTTCCGGAATTTTAAAAGATTACGTAATAGCCAAAGGGAATGCTCTCAGAATTACGAGAGGGTGTGACCTAAACCCATATGGTTATTGGGGATTTGAGACATTAAGATCATGACAGTTCAAGACACAGGAAGACAAACAGCTGTATATAATAAAGTTCTCAGTTTTAACCAGGCGTTCGTTGGTTCAATTGAAGTAGTAACACCTGGTTCATATGACCCGGTTACAGAGGTCACAACGGGGGAGACAACGGCCAATCATGACGCCGCCTGTGTGTTTAAAAAAGTAAGCAGAAATGAAGCAACCCCGGACAATTTTGTAATATCCGATACTCAGAATTATAGAGCTGTGATTTTTGCAGCGAAAGGGATAGTGCCAAACAAAGATAATGTTGCAACATTGCTGGGCGAAACATATTCAATACTTGGCGCTGTAGAATCAAGCGCGGGTGATGATTCATTGTTTACGCTCTATGTTAAAAAGGGGATTTGATGGCTAAAGAATTGACAGCATCTCAAACACCAGGCGAAGGGAAGAACTTTGTTGAAAATCTTGATTTTTTTGGCTCTGGACGCAGGGTGACAAAAAGCGCTGAAGTGTTCGGGAAAAATCTCGCTGAGATTGGTAAGGATTTAAAGGATGGAATTTCTTTGCAACTTTTCACAAAACAAACATCATTAAAATTATTTACTGGAATAGTAAAAAACAACCCTGTTGATACTGGATACTCAAGGGCCAACTGGACAATCGACGAAACGCCAACTATGTCAGAGCCGATTGTGAAAGTAGATGGAAAACAATATGAGAGATCGCTTAGGAAGGATCAAAAAATTGGTAATAGTTTCATATATTTCATTAAAAACCCATTACCTTATATTTCGGCGTTGGAAGCTGGCTGGTCAAAACAAGCGCCAACTGGTTTCATTGCAAACGCTGTCTTCTTTGTAGCTAAACAATTGAGGTCACGTAAATGACAACGATGTTAGAAGCCCGCGCAGCGATAACGACAGAATTTAGCACTGAATACAATACAACGGATGTCTCATGGCCTAATAAAGCATTCTCAGAGCCAACAGATGGGTCTGCATGGGTTCAGTTTAACATTGATTTCTTTGATTCTCTGATAACAACTATCAGCGTAAAGAACAATGAGCAATTGGGCGCTGTCATGGTGAATGTCTTCACAGGTAGATATTCAGGAACAATCGAAAGCACAACTTTAGCGCAGGAAATAAGAGCGATATTCAACAGGGAAAGGCTCGGAGATATACTTTTTGAACCTCCAACTATAAATGAAGTACCAACGCCGGTTGACAATAACTGGTTTCAACGGCTCGTAAGAGTCAATTTTTCGTATTATGAATTTATTCCTTAGGAGTATATTATGGGTATAGCGGTCGGGGTAGACACATGGCTACGGTACATCACAGAAGTAACTGAGAACACGACTCCGACCACCGGTAGTATGATTCCAGTTGCAGTTGTATCCGAGGCTTTAAAATACAATCGGGCGAAATCTGCGAGCGCGTCGATTAATTCACATGGGCAGGTTGAATCACTTATCCGGGGGACAAGCTCTGTAACAGGGCCGAGTGTCCATGAAGTTAGATATGGCGAATTTGACGAATTCTTCGAGTCTGTTTTCAGAGCTGCGTGGAGTACTGACGTTTTGAAAATAGGTTCAACTGACAAATCATTTTCATTCGAACGAGGTTTCCCGCTGATTACAACCCCTGCATATGAATTATTCAGCGGCTGTAAGGCGGACGGATTCAGCATGTCGGTACCGAGTGACACGAGAAAAGTTGATTTGACATTTACTTTTATGGGTTTTGAAGAAGTTGTACCCGTTCCAACTGCAGATTGGGTTACCGATAACGTCGGCGTTACCTTGTCAGCCAATCCAGCAGCTGGGAAAGCTCCAATGTATCTTCAGTGTGCAACGGTCAAACAGGATTCGACTGCGATTGCTACTGTTACCGGTTTAAGTCTTAATTTGTCGAAAGGGCTCAACGCCCTTGACACAGTTGATTGTGATAATCCCGCTGCAATTATTGCGAGTACATTGTTCAATGTTTCAGGATCAATTGATGAAGCATTCACAAATATGGATTTGCATAATGATTTCTTGCAGGATACGAGTTTTACGCTTGAATTCACGCTGACAGATGGGACAAGCACATATCTGTTTGAAATGGCGGACGTTGAATTTTCAGACTCAGCGCAACCGATCACCGGGCCAAATCAAGTGATCAGAAATCAAACATTTATCGCTAAGTACGATAGTTCAGAAGCAACAACTATCAAGCTCACAAGAACGGCCTAATTTTGGGCGATTAAATATTTTACACAAGGGGTGTGAAAATGGCTAAAAATACTGAAGTATTCAATATCGGTGACGAATTCAAAGTCACTGATGAAATGGAAGACGGCGCAAAAATAAAGTTATCAAAAGATGCGTACTTTGTTGTTAGATATTCGAAATCCGACACGTTTTACAAAGGGATCAGAAAAACAAAGGAAGACAACCCCGATATAGACACTCTTGATATGATGAACCTATCAATTGCAGAGTTCGGGTTGATTGACATAAAAAACGTTTGTCTTCCGGACGGTACGGAGATTAAAAACACAAAATCGGATAAGCTTAAATTATTAACATGGAAAGGGAAAGGTAATTCAGAGCCACCGTTTCGAAAAATGGTATTCGACGCGATGGGCAAGTTGGGAAACTTTCCAGGGGCAGGGCCGTCTCTGTCCAAGATTTAGCGGTTTTTTCTGAAGAGTATTTCATTGCAAATAAGGAGGTATCCGAGTTTTCGAAAAATGTTAACGGATTAAAGGAGGTCGTCAGACAGCACTTCAAAGAAAAATATTTCAGTGAACATAATGACGACCACCTTTCTGAGTTAAGCACAAGGGTTAAAGCATTTCTAAAAGGTGCCGACGCCCCGAAATTAAAAGAGGTACCATACATCTGGTATGACTCGTTTACGGGGTGGAACTACTTGTATAAATTTGGGAGGCCGTCAGCAATGGGACTAGTGCCGCTAAGCTTCGAAACAGTAATAAAGTACGTAGAAAGGACCGGGTTAAGCAGCAGACACGAATTAATCAGAGCAGAACAAATTATCACGATTGACATCGAATTTGTGAAATCAATACAAAAAAAGGACTGATGGCTGAAGAAACATTTACACTCAAAGTTGATAGCTCCGGTGCTGTAACAAGCATGAAACGTATTGGTACAGAATTCGATAAGACAGGAAAAAAAGCTGATAATTTTGGGAAAAGCACAGGAAAGGCCGACGCAGGGTTATCAAAGCTTGCAAAAACTGCACTTGCCGCGGGTGGGGCCGTCGTAGCGTTAACAGCGGTTGCCAAAGCCGCTACAGCCTCAGTACAATCATTCAGTGAATACGAAAAAGCCCTGGTGGGGGTCGCTAAAACCACCAACCTCGCTGGTGACGAATTAAAGACATTCTCCGTCGATATACAGCAACTTTCCAAAGATTTAAAAGGTGCGGCGTCAAGTAAGGAACTTTTAGCCATCGCGCAAGCGGCGGGGCAGCTCGGAGTCACCGGGACGGCCAACCTACTTAAATTTTCAGAAACTATAGCAAAACTTGGTCTTGCGTCAGATTTAGCAGGTGACCAGGCAGCAACCTCATTAACCAGAATATTAACGGTAACCGGTCAAGGCGTCGGTGAAATAGATATTTTTGCGTCTCAAATCGTAGCACTCGGGAACAACTTTGCGGCCACAGAGTCAGAAATAGCCAGGGTAGCCACTGAGGTTTCGAGATCAACGGCAGTTTTCAAAACAACTGCTGGCGAAGCCGCTGCCATCGCGGCGGCTTTGAAGTCGGTAGGTGTCCAAGCGGAATTAGGCGGCAGTGCAGTTGGTAGAACTTTCAGGGCGATTGACTCAGCAGTCAGAAACGGCGGGCAGGCGCTGGATGATTTCGCGGAGTTAACTGGAAAAACCGGTAATGAATTAAAAACCGTATTTGGGCAAAGTTCAGTCAGAGCGTTCCAATTATTCCTTGAAGGGCTCGGAAGAATTTCAACGGCAGGGGGTGATACTACAGAGGAACTAGCTAAATTTAATCTTAAAGGTGAAGAAATACTGAAAGTTTTACCGGTATTAGCACAGAATTCAGAATTAGTCGGCAGGGCACTGAAAACAATCGCAGACGAGGCAAAAAACGGCGGTGAGGCGCTGAAAAAAGAGACAGCGGTGGCAGTTGATACCCTTGGCGTCAAAGTTAAAGACCTTGAAGACAGATTCGACGGACTATTGACGACGATAGGCGGCAGGTTGTCCAATGCGGCCACGGTTGCAGTGGATGCGCTGACAACAGCGGTTGATTTTTTAAACGAATCTCTAAAAGTAACCGAGTCGTTTAACCCGTATGAACGTCAAAGAGTCGCGGCAGCAAAACTAGCGGAAACAACCGCGAAGTTGGCCGATGAAGAAAGAAGAAAACTTGAGGCGATCCAAAATGCCGGAGGTATTAGGATTTTAATTGAAGATGGATTACTGGCCAAAAAAGAATTAGGCATATTCGCGTTAATAAAACAACAAGAAGCTGAAGAAAAAATACTTAAAACAATTAAGGACAACGAGATAATAAAAAAGCAGATGCTTGAATTTCAGAAGTCAATGTCAGATTTGGCACTGATCGAGGCCGCTGCAAAAAAAGAGTCAGTTGTATCCGAACAGAGCATAGCCAGAGAGCTTGAAAGGCCATTAAGTATTTCAGATAAAATATTGGATACAAAGAAAAAGGAAACATCGTCTCTCGCCCAAATAATCCAAATGAATGAGCGACAAGTCTCAATTTTTGACAAGCTGGCTGACAGGGAAAAAGAAAAATTTGAAGTCTTAGAGGAAGAAAAACGAGTAACAGCTGATATTCTTCAAATGAACGAACGGCAAAACTCTATATTTGATAAGTTGGCCGATAAAGAAAAGGAAAAGTTTGAAATAATAAAAGATGAAAAAAGAGTAACCGCCGACATTCTTCAAATGAACGAACGGCAAGTTTCCATTTTTGATAAATTAGCTGATAAATCACGCGATATTACACCCACAGCGACACTCACAACCAGAACGGCTGGCGGTGGCGGCGAGCTTTTCGGGCTTGACAGCCCTCTTGGGATAACTGCTAGCTTTTTTGCCGGTGGGGCACAAACATTTCTGACAGCAGTTGAAGAGTTTGTAAACGCGCTTGACAAAATAGAAACACAACTTGAATTGTTGGCAAAATTGCCGGATATTATAGACGGGTTCATAGATAGATTACCACAAAGACTTTCCTCAGCAATCACGGGTTCATTTGAAACAGCGTTAAAAACATTTTCCGGTGAATTCATATCAGGGTTAGGCACAGCAGTTTTTGAAGGGGTCCAAAAGGGATTATTGTCTATATTTGGAATTAGTGACGCTGGGCAAACAGTGGAAGAAACCGGCGAACTAAAAGCGTTAGCGGACTCGATCAAAGGCCAGCAAAAATCGATTGAGCAGGCAGGATGGACCAATTCGGAATGGCAAAGCGAGGTCACACGAATAAGCGGTGCCCGCGCGGGGTTAAATAGAAAACAGGAAAACTTCTGGGAAGAATTCATTGACTTAGCAACGGAGGAATTCGACGCGATCAAGCAATTGAACGACACACAGACAGAGGCGTTGTCAGTGCTAAAAGGTGTTTTAAACTCACTTGAAGATACGATCAATAGCTTACTGGGGTCAACTCTCAACCCTGACCAAACATTTGCCAGCGCACAAGCTGCTTATAATGATCTCGTTGAAAAGGCGACAGCAGGGGGATTGTCACCCGCAGAGAGAGAGCAAGCGGTTGGTGATTTAACCGGATTTGTAACAGGGTTTCTAGAAAAAGCTCAAGAGCAATTTGGGTCGAGTGCAGAATTTCAAAATATATTTTCAGGGGTATTGTCAGATTTAGGAACCGCCGGTGATATCGTTTCTGCTGAAGCTTCGGCATCAGAATCAGCAGTTAACGGTACGGATGCATTGCTGTCAAATATATTAACAGAAATAGAAGGGGCGCAGGAAGCGCCGGACGATGTCGCAAATCCTCTTGAGGAGTTGTTAGAGGTAATAGGGTTTATATGGGATTTCTTAGACGGGTTTGCAAGGGCAGCACTCACAGCCATTGAGGGTTTTCTTAATGCAATAGGGTCTGTTCTAGATTCGATAGAAAAAATACTGGGCGGGGTTGGCGACACGTTTAAAAATGTTTCCGAAAAAGCACTTGAGATAACTGAAGAGGCAACTAGCGTAGTTGAGGGCGCTACGGGAATTGACACAGGGGCAACTGTTAAGGAATTTACTTTGGACGATGAACAGGCGTATCAATTATTGTTAATAGCATTCGGGAAAGCTGCTGCCGACAAAGCGTTTCCTAACCGCGGTCGCGACGAAGAGATCCTTGATTTCGTCACTCACAGCGCAGCTGACGGGGGCGTATTCGCAGGGCCAACGTCTGGTTTCCCCATGACATTACACGGCACAGAAGCGGTTATCCCGTTAAAAAACGGTTCAGTACCTGTAAATATAGGCGGCGGAATAGTTGAAGAACTGAAAATGCAAAACCAATTGTTAATGCAACTAATAGGGGTCACGTCGTCAGGGCTAACAATTGACGGTAGATCATTCTCAAAAGAAGTTTCGAACATTGCGACAAATTCATTCAAACAAAATATGAACCGTGGAAGGTTTAACCAGGCGTTGGTATCATGACAGTATTAATAAAAGCCGTAGACGGTGGGAACACATATTATGTGAAAGATGGGGGAGATACAATAGTATCATCTGTTTCAGGTGGTGAAAATACATATTTGCCTCATGTTGATACATTGGATGCTCTCAGTTATGAAATATCTGGTACCGCAGGCGGTCAAGTAAAAATGAATTTTGGTGGTTTCACTTTGCTTCCAAATTTCGCATCGGCACCGCACCCTCGTTTTATGGAAGTCACGATTTACAACCAGTTTTTAGAACAAGATGGGACTATAACGAGCGAAGTTGAACTTTTCCAGGCAACTGTGAAAGCCTCTGACGTCGGCCCACAGAATACGAGATACGATATTTACGATAAAGTGTATGACGTTAAATTATTAGACGATGCCCCAGACCTGGGCGGGGTCACCAACCGTGTTTACCCCTTGGCAATCGGTTTAGTGAACCTCGTCCAGCCTTTACAAGAATCTACTGATTACGTCTATCACAAAGCAGGAATAGCAGAAACAACGCCAGGTAGCGGTGATTATCATATCTACGATAATGAAGTTGAAAAGACGGTAACAATTGATGACCAGGGCACAACGTTTCAATCGATTCTTGTTGAAGTTTGGATTAATGGCACGACGATAGAATCAGGTATTTCAGCCGGTGATCTGGTGACAGTCGCAGGAACGGGAACGCCAACGGATTACGCCGGGCTTTATATTGTGACCGATACCAGACTGAACGGTGTAAGAATAAGGCTAAGAGTCGGGCAGGGTTACGATGGATACACAAGCGGGAACACGTTGAATGCTGTTTCGATAACCTCAGTTGATAGTATTGAAGGAAAACCGAAAGGGACGATATTGATGTCAGGGACAGGGGCAGACACGACATTAACCGATTTTTTCGCGTGGGCGAAAGATAGGATAAATACTGAATTAGGTGCAAGCTACAGCTTAGACTTTGGAAGCGCAGTTTCATATAATATATCAGGGTTTGAAACTGAACAGCAGGACCTAATCCCGTTTATGTCAAAAGTGGCAGAAGAGACGAATCATTTATTTTATATTGATAATCTCAATGAAATAATTCATCTTGTCGATATGCAAACGGACAATGGAACGTTGACAGTTGATGAATATGGGTATTTTTCAGGTCAATACAGGTACCAGGAACCGGTTAAGAATATTATTTTCAACTGGACTGACAAATTAATTACGACAGATGACCAGGGATATCCGATATTGGAGGATAATAATCAAAGTCAAAAAGTGGTTTTAGATTCGGAGGTAGGTAAGGAGGATTTTAAATGTGATGTTTATCACCGGGTTATCGCCAACATTGAGACTTTATTGATTGCGTGCGGCACGAGTTTACAAGCGCCTGTGACGACAGTTATTTTACCATTTCAAACTGGAATAGTCCCTGGGTTGAAGGTAACGACAAGCTCAGATTCAAAAATACCCGGCGGAGAAAGTACCGGGGTTTCAGTGAGAATAAGATCAATTCAATACGATTTTGAAAACGCTCAGTTAATTTGCACGGGGCACGTAGTATGACAATAATAACGATTCCATCGGCGCCTACAGTTGGAAAATATACCAGCAGCGCTACATCAACACCGCATAACAACACGGCAACACAGCAGAGAGAGAATTTTGTAACAGTAGCGACTAATAGTTTTGACGGGCAATACCAGGGAATATTTCAAGGGTTTGAAGCAATAGAGGACACTGGTGGGACTGTATTTATAAAAGAGGGTGTTTACTTTTGGGACTTACCCACAGAAAAGATAGTTCTTAAATCGTTCGGATATAGCTTTGTGGGTGTAGGTAAAGGGCTTGTAACAATAAAAATAGAATATGACGGGACTATAAACGCGATTGAGAGTGCGGCGCTATTATGTACATTAACGATGGTGAATATTAATATTATATGGGATGCAACCGGGGCCTTCACCAATCAGAGACTAATAGAATTAACAGGAGCGAATTTTATCGGCGATTCGTTTATAGATTGTAATTTTAGTATAATTGGTAACAATATTACTAATTTTATAATTAACAACACGGACAGAAATTTATTCATAGATAGATGTACCTTTAATGGTGCGAAAATTGGCGTTCGATCATTGGTGACTTCGGCGACACAATATTCAACCACTGTTACTAATTCTGAAATAATAGATTGTCTAGTGTGCATTGACTCGACGTCAAACTTAATAACAGTAGAAAATAATAAACTTGAGGGATATACAAGTGAGGGTATTTTATTATCGACAACGTTTGGTGGCGGTAAAATATATTTCAATAATAACAAGTTAATACGTGGCGGGTTTCTGTCTGATTTAGAATATGACATGTTTATTTCCGCTGGGTTATGTACAGTTAAAGATAACACTATTTTGTGGGATTTGAACACGGGCATACAAAACAGGACCATTAATCCCATTAATATCAAACCCCCCGCGGTTGCAGTAGCGTCCGATAGATATTTCAGAATATTAAATAATACGGTAGAAATTTTGTATGAGACCACAAATACAACTGAAACGGCATTGACAGCAGTAAGAGGT